TCATAATCTTGATGTGTTACGTTTCACTTCGGCGATGTCGGCTTGCATCTGTTTGATGGGTTTGACGATTTCGCCTGTATTCTCTCTGATTTGCTGTAATTCCAGATATGAATTGGCCAGTATGGTACGCGTTTCGTCGGCTATGTTGTACATACCCGATGCCTGAGCTGTCAGGGAACTTATGGGTCCCCGTAGCTCTGTAATTGCTATGGCTTGTTGCTGCCCTATTGTTTCTAATCTTAGATTAGATTCGTATAAAGCTGTAAACCTTCCGTTCAGCTCGTCTGCTGTATCTTGAGACATTGTAGTAAAGCCTTTTCTCGTAGCAGTTTGTGATGATGATTCTGTGTCCTCTTCTCCAGGAGTGAACCCATGATCCTTAGCCCATTTGTCCCACTCTTCCGCTGCCGACGAGGCGCCATCGAGTACACCTTCCAGCCCGTTATATATGTCGTTCATTATGTTGGCCAACTCCTTTTGCGTGTCCTCAACGGAATCCAGCCCGTACGCGGCACGCATACGCTCTTTGAATGTCTCAAGATAGGTCTGCACGTACAATTCCTGAATCATCTGCCTGCCTAGCTCGTCTATAATTTCCGAACCAACCTCACGGAATTGTTCCCAAGCGTCAGTACCATTTCTGACTGAATCGAAAATGATATCCGTGATGTCCGAGCCCAGGCTTCCGAAGGTGGAGGCGAGCAGTTCGTCTATGATTGCTATGTTCTCGTCATAAGCATTTTTCAGATCAATCACATTTTGTATTTGCTTCCGCTGTTCATCAGAAATCTGAGTGTTCGTATCAAGGAAAGCCTGCGCGGCTTCTACGTTAAATGTTCCATCTTCGTTCCAAAGCTCCGGGGCAAGATCTTTTAGTGCCGTATACTCGTCCTTCTTTCCCCAAAAGTTTGCCCAGCCCGACCGGTCTTTCGTCTTGACGGCCATTGCTTGTAAGTCGGTATAACCCTTCTCATAAGCCGCCATTAGTGCTTTAGTTTCCTCGCTTATTCTTTTCCCAAATCCGAAAGAACCGAAAATTGGGGCAAATATGGCTGCACCAAGATTTTTATACTCTTCTTCAAGTTCCAATGCAGAAGTTCTTTGAAGTTCTTCATTATACTTCTCGAGAGCTTCCCGAGCGAGCTCATAAGCGTCTCTTGCCTTTTCTATACTGGATGTTCCAAAAATCGAATCATAGTCTTCGTCTTTAAGAGAAAGAGAGATTTTTTCAATCTCACGCAGGAAATCTATCCTGTTCTGTTCATATTCATAAGCTTCTGATTGCAGCTGGGCCATTGAAGCTACTGTTTGAGTTATCATGTTAGATGCACCTCCTACAATAGCTCCTATCCAACCGCCACTTTGAGCTCCTTGCCCTGCCGCCTGCAAATTCTGCGAAAATGCACTGAACTGGTCGGAGAACTCTTTGAACTTCGCGTCTCCTGTTGCTTCCGCCAATATGGATACTTGCTCAGCCAGAAAACCTACTGCATCAGAAGCCTCAAGTGCTCCATCTTTAAGATAAGAAACGCCTTTACCATACTCTGCTTCAGATTGACTTTGAAGAAGCTTTTTCTTTTCTTCATTGGTCTCTTCGATTGCTCTTTTTGCAAGTTCGGATGATTCCTTAATCTTTCTGAAGCCCTTAACTATTCCATCAAACGGATAATCTGTTCTCTTGTCGAGCTCGTCCTGTTTTTCTATGAGAGCGTCATATATTTCTTTGATGGATTCAGCGTCTCCCTTGAGCGCTTCCAACTGATCTTCCGTAAATCCAAGCGGCTTCTCAATGCTTATACCAGATAAGTATTCGACAAGTGTTTTCGCCTCTGCTATTACTTTCTTGAGTGATGCTTTTGTCATTGAAGAGGAATCCGAAAACAAACGTGCGAATATGCCGGAATCGTTGACAAGAGCCTTGGACTCTTCATCCGTTATTTCTTTCACGGCCTTGGCGGCCTTCTCCTTGGCAACCTTGATGGCACGGTCAATATTGGCAGAATTTTCTTCTGTGCGTTGTGTCTCCAGATACGTTATGTCTTCATTCAGTTGTTTCTCGATAGCCTCTCTTTGAGCGGCGTAATCCTGATATTTCTCCAGCATTGATTGTAGTTTCTGCTGTTCTTCCTCAACGAGACCAGATAACCCTTCTTTATGTTTGTTCTCTGCATTCGAATATTTTATAGAGATCTCAACAGATTGATCCTGTGTTAATTTACCTCCATTTTTTTCAGACCATTCCTTTTCAATCTTCTTGATTTCCGCCAGTTCTTTTTTATAGCCCAGCTCGATTTGTTTTCTTTTCTTCTCGGAGCCTTCCTGCATCAGATTGATTTCATCTTGCTGGTTTTGGAAACGAAGCTGGAGAAGTGCTTCGGCAAGATTCTGTTGTTTGTCCGTCACTTTCTTGGTTTCTTCTTTTCGACTTATTCCTGTAAGTGTTTCGAGTGTCTTTTCAGCACTTTGCAACTCCTTTTCCTTTGATGAAATAGTCGATTCTACAGTCTTACCGGCTTCTACCTGCAACTTTCCGCTACGAAGGTCGGCAAGCTCTTGTTTGAGTGTTTTGATACGTTTGGTGGCATTTTCTACTTCTTTGGATATGGAAGACTGTGGAGATTCTTTATTATCAGATAAAGACGATTTCTCAATTTCTTTTTCCAGTTCTGTGATGGCAGAAACCGTTTCGCCTAATTCCTTGTTTACGGAATCCAATTCTTTCTTGGCCTTATTCGCACTATCTTTAAGCTGATTGTTTACAGCACTATTCTGAGAGAATACGGTCACACCTGTATTGACCCCTCTGTTCTGTAATGCGCTTCCAGTCATTGTTACGGATGAATTGTACAAAGATTTTGCCTCATTGTAATTCTCCATAGCAACTTTCTGCTGCTTTTCTTGAACCCGTTTCTTGCGATACAATTCTTCTAGTTCTTCCTGAGCAGCCTTCATCCGTATCTGCTTTTCAAGTTGCGTCAGATAAGATTTAATAGCCTCTGTGTTGTTGTTTATCAGTCGGCCCTCTTCATCAAGACTGGCATTGTAAGATGGGATGATGGCCTGCAAATCAGACAAGGCTTTCTTCTTCTGGTCAAGAGACGAAGTTTCACTTTTCAATACGCCGGACAACCTGTCAACCGTTGCTGCCTGCTTGGAAAATTCCTCATCGGCCTTTTTGTTCACCGAATTAAGCGTCTCCTGTGCTACAGTGGCTTCATTGGTTCTCTTGGTGTACATGTAAATAGCCGTACCGATTCCTACCAGCGTTGCTAACAGAGCAACATATACATTGGATTTTGAAGCGACATTGAAAGCCTGTTGTGCAGCGGTGGCCAGTCCCAATTCCTTTCTGTACATTACTATCAGACGGATACTTTCAACGAATCCGACCGCCTTCTGTGCTACGGCTGCGGTAATCAACGCGGCCTTGTACGTTCCGTAAGCTGCAATCAGTCCGCCCATAATAGACAACACATCATCAAGACTTTCCACCAAATCCTCTGCTGTACCGATGCCGAATTCAAAAACTTCCTTATACTTGTTCCCGAACTCATTCATTTTTTGAAAGAGGGTATCTTCGATATTCGACAGTCGCTGGGGCCACGTCCCGGCGGAGCTTTCCATAAGGTTGGCAAACTTCCCTCCTTCGGATGTCATGTTTTTGAATGCCTGTTCGACCTCCTTAAAGACGACCTTACCTTCCTTCACAAGTTCACCTACCTGGTCTTTGGAAACTCCTAATACCTTGGCCAGTTCTTCGTAGATTGGAATACCTCGTCCGGCGAATTGGCGGATATCTACAGTCATGGCCCGTCCTTGTGTTCTCAATGTTCCATATAGATAAATAAGCTGTCCGATAGGAATCTGCAATCCGGAAGCCACATCTCCAAGCATGGAAAGTTCATTCACGACATTATCGGCCGAGGAACCGTATGCCAGAAGCTGTTTTGCTCCGGTCGTTACATCGTCAAGATTGAATGGCGTTTTGGCCGCGAACTGGACAATATCGGCGATGAGCTGGTCCGCTTTTGATTTGTCCTGAAGGATGGTTGAAAGAGCTACCTGTAACTGCTGCATCTTTCCGGTTGCTTCAATCACATCGGAGCCGAATTTCTTTATCGACACCAGTCCACCGATTTCAACGGCTGTACGCTTTAAAGAATCCGTCAGGGATTTTACTACTTCATCAGCGTTGTTCGTCCCACTGGAAAACTCCTTGTACTCTCTCGTAAGTTTCCTCACTTCGAGCCTGTTTCTGGCCTGCTGGTCCTGTAATTCGCCAAGGGAATATCTCTGCTCGTTCAAAGCTGCTTTAGCTCGGTTCAGTTCAGCTAATTTAGCTTTTGAATTAGGAGAATACTTACCCATCTTTGAATATTCATCAGACAGACGTCTGACATCATCCTGGGTATCGCGGATGATTTTCCTTTGTTTGATGATTTCCTCTGTCAGCTCATCGGAGGCCTTTGACGCGGAATTAAGCTTTTTCTTAAGGTCATTCTCCATCACAGCACCAGCCTTGGCCGCCTCGGTCACCAGCCCCATCATTTGTTGGCGAGCAGATGCCAGTTGGGTTTCCAATGCCTTGGCGGCTGCGGGGGATTTGTTCACGTCCATCTTTTTGAGTTGGGCTTCCAGCTTCTCACATTCTTGTCTTAGCTTTACGACCTGCTCCCAGTCGCTTGATACACGAAATACGAGTGTTGCCATTATTCATCGAATTTTCTATTTTTGAACATCTCTGCATCGGAAACCTCTTTCATCACTTCACCCGATGCTGTATGAAGTTTATCTTTTTGCATGATGACTAAATTACGGTATGGTATCACTTCCATGACTTCCGTGTATGTCAAATGAAGATTCTCCATGAATGACGCAATCTGTCCTAAAAGGCAATCGTTACCTATAATTTCTGTTTTGCTGTCAGGTTTACTACATTCTTTGCTAAACCCGACAGCTTCAAAAAAGACTGAGTTGATATTAAAGAATAAGCTGTTTCAAGAGCGTCTACAATCTCTTCAAATGTTCCATTGATAAATTCGTCAAACAAGCTGTCATCTCCTTGTATTAGCCATGACAATGCGTGTGCAGCCATTTCCATATCACCTAACGAGCTGATTACATCTTTTAATGTTACGCCATCATTTATGTTTGACAGGTAATATCCAGCTCCTGCCAATTTCTTTATTGTAGGAGGGTATATTACATACACTTTGCCATTAACTGTTACGGTTTTATAATCCATCCCTAGAATGGCTCCATTTACTATCTTTGCTGCTTTCATAATTTAAATAAAAAGGCGGTGAGCAATCACCCACCGCCATCCTTAAAAAATCATATTACCTGAGTCTCATGCACCGGCTGCTTCCACCTTTGTTCCGTCGAACAAGTAGTCTGCTTTTACGCCTTCATTGGGATTGTCCATTGCAACGGCAGAAACACCCAAACCGATGTTCTTCTCGACCTGATTTCCCTTACCGATAACGGCTGCATTGGTAAATACAATGTAGTTCCCTGTCTTGGTCTGGCCTACGATACCCATGTTCATGATGGTAGGAGAATCTGGAGATCCCCATCCTTCATCTGTACCGACCTTCTCACCACCTCGAAGAGCAACAAGGTCTTCAAGCTCATATTCTCCCATAGTAAACGCAATGGTTTTTGTACCCTTAGCGGTTACGTCACGATAGTACACACCGCCAGTCAGTTCATTAATGTAGTCGGTGTATGTAGGGTCATCCTCAGTGTAGCTCCATGTATCCTGATGGGAGTTCTTCACTTCGGTTACAGACTCCAGCCACGTCTTCAAAGTGGCCGCTGTTACGGCTGCTGTAAACACATCGCCGTACCAGATTTTTTTAATTCCAATAAACGGTTTTAATGCCATATCATTTCACATTTAAAACTTCAAACAAAATTCTTACATTCACATAATGACACTTTAAGGCAGTGTCTTCCTCGGTTCCAATAGAGTCTATCGAATAATAGTAGCTTATACCGTCACAGCGTCCGGTTACACCGTCAAACAATTCTTGTGCCTGTTTCTCCAGTTCGTTCAGCCGGATGGAGTTGGCTTCGCCCTCCTTCAGGTCGGGTACGCAAAGGTTCACCTCGACGAAGGACTTCTTCCAGTACGTGCCCGGCTGTTGCTTCTTAGCGTGGATGACAATCCTTTCGGACTTCATCGCACCCGTCAGCTTCTTGCCGTGTGGAACGATATAAATCCCGAAAGGCTGGCAATCGCGGTAGAGTATGTTCGCTATGTCGGTAGTTACTATCATTATACAATCAAATATTGAATATTATTACCACATTGAAGAAATACATGAAGAACCAATCCTCCAATCTGTACAGTTCCTGCAAACATTTTGTTTTCCAGTTCATTTTTAGATATTGGATGACCTGTTCCATACATAGAGACTTTGACGTCACTGTATTCTTTCTCTGAATCATCGACTAATGCCCATAAACACGGTATTCCTCCTTGAGCCTGTACAGATAAAATCTTAGCGCCAACCGGAAGATTCAGGTTTTGCGAATCGTCTATCTGTAATTGATACTTAAATATTCGTCTCATTTGATTTCCTCCTTCAATCGTTTCTCAGCATATAGGGATGCACCAGTCAAGACTTCGTAACCTTTGGATTCAACAAAAGAAGCGTATTCAGCTTCATTCCTTAACTCCAGTCCATCATCCTGAACTGAATACTTGTTTGACTTACGGAGCGTTCCGGTCCGGTTTTGGTAACTGCCATGCTCTATCGCATAATCGACAGCCTCCTTACCTACCTTCTCTTCAACGTCCTTCACCTCGGCATAGCCTTGCTGGAAGAAATCGTCCACGTCCGAAAAGTCAAACTTTACATCCATATCTCTGAGTAACCAAAACAATTTGTTTTCTTAACCATGTAAACCTTGCCTTCTCCCCGGATATTCTCACCATCCATACATCTGACTTCATCACCAGCCTTCAACGAGATTCTTTTCTCACAGACAACATGGTAATTCGGTCGGTACACCTCGCCGTTCCCCGAAGTAAACTCCTTGGTCGAGTTGTCATCACAACGGCACTTACACACGTCCTTCCAGCTTTCTCCACCGGTACCAGGGATAGGCCGGCCGAACTCATCTTCTTCCAATGGAGTTGTTATCTTTACCTGTAATGTATGCGGAGCGAATATCATAGAAATCTGACTTTAGGTTTATCGCTTAACGTATCTTCAAGTCCATACTTCCTGCACAGGAAAGAGTAGTATTCCTTTAAGCCCTGAGTATTCCAAGACATAGAGAAACCGTTCTCGCTGATGGAAGTGGCGCGGAGCAATAGAGAGGGGATGAACTTCGCCATGGCCACCGATACAAGACCGATGTTTGACTGGTCCATCTCATCCTCTCCGCTTATCTCTGAAGACAGACTTATCTCCAAAAGGTCAGCATCCGACAAATTAATGCCGAAGGTCTGAAACTTCTGTGATATGTAGTCGTTTACCGTCATGCGTTCATGGTGGTCAAATCGATGTTCACAATCTGGTTCGGTGTCGAAATCTGCGGAATCCACTCGGCAGTGTATTCCAGATAACGACCATTACCATCCTTATAGCCGGAGATCAGCATGTCGCCATCGGCTTGGCTATAATTGCGTCCCGGTATACCATCCACGGCCTCGTAGGGCGTGTGGAAACGCATGTAACCGATTTTGTCCTGTGGGAGCAGGGTGATGCGGTCGTCGGCGTAAATCTGAACGTTCTTTCCCGACTGGTCCAGAACATAGTCTTCCTTGATTTCGATGGCAGGAAGCCCGATGCCTGTAAATACAGAAGAGGCCAGTTGGGAAGTAATCAATCCGGTTGACATGTACATCTCGTTACCAGTCAGCTGCATCTTGAACTTGTCGCCGAACTCGCTTGAACCGATGATGTTCTTCACGAAGGTACCTCGTGACATAATCATCTTCGGGAAGGTGCCGTAAACAGCCTTTAACTCGTTGATAGTCGTCTGCAGGTAGGTGATGAAGTTAGCCTTCGCTCCGGCTTCGGGAGTAATGAACTTGAACGGAAGTTCAATATCCAGCAGGTCGATGCCTCCTGCATTGTCGTCCTTGTTCTTCACTTGAGCCTTTCCTGTCATCAACAAAGAACCTACAACGATGTCCATACGCTTGTGAGCGGCAAGGAGCACTTGACGATAGTCGTCATAGATAAAGTTCACGATGTCCTGCATGGCGGCCACCTGGTCGGCGGTCTTGGCCGCATTGAACTTGTCCACCAAGTCCTGAAGTTCGGACAGGCGGTCGATGGAAATCTGATAGCGGTCGCCCAAGTAGGCAATCTCTCCATATCCCGAACCGATGTTCCGACGTTCACGAATGGGCTTCTCTCCGTAGCGGGAGTTGATGGAACCGGCCATCACGCCAGTAACTTGGCCGATGTAGTCCTTGAACACACGGGTAGTCGTTCTTCGGAAGTCCAGATACTGCAGCCAGTAGATAGTATCCTTACGTGTCTGAAGGACGCGCTGAATGACAGCGTTAACGATGTTGGGGTCGTTAAACAGGGTATAGATAGTTAGCATCATATCTTAGTCCTCCTTTCTTATTCGTTAAACTGGAAAAATTTCATGTTCTCCTTGTCTTTCGCGTGGAAAGGCATAGCCAGTTTTGAAGGTTCAATCTCGAATGCCCGCATGAGCAAGGCTACAAGGGTGATGCCTTCCTCTACTTTTTGGGGTTCGTACAATGCTGAATTGGCCACTACCTTCGGAGTGGTACCACCAACTGCTGTAGCTTCAAAAAGAACCGTACCTGCGTTGATCGTGGCACCGAAATCGGCCGCCAAGGTTAGCTTATCGAAAGCCTTGTCGGACTTGTCGATGGCGTTGATGGTTGCTCCATGTGCACCGTTTCCAAGATGCATACCCACATAAGCCAAAGAGTTCTTCTTGATCTTCAATGTGGTGTTGGAACCGGTTGTAAATTTCTCATAGACTTCCACACGGATAGCCACTTGGGCAGTTTTCTTTACCAAGTCTGCGGCAATCGGCGTGAAGGATGGGAGGAACGAACCAGCGACAAGGTTGGTCGTGTCCAGCTTGTAAGGGCCTCTGCGTCTGCGTCCGGTCTCCACGTCATAGCGTTCCTCGACAGACGGTTCAGGCTCCATGTTGTACTTAAATCCTGCTGCCATAATTTACTAATTACTTGTTTTGTTGTTCGACAATAGATTTTGTGTCCGCCTCAATCATTTTGGCGAACTCGCTTGCTTCCTGCTCCTGCTTCTGTTCGGCAGTTTCAGGCGCTTTTGCAAATTGGAATCCGCTGTTAGACATATCCTGCTTCATGTCCTTGAAATAAGTATCCAAGTCCGTGTTTTCAGGGATGTTGCGGTCTTTCAGCATAAATTCGGGAATACCGTACTTCTTCGCCACTACTGAAATCTGAGAATTGCGCTGCGCCTGCGCTTTCTCTGCTTCGTATGCAGTCAGCTTTTCGGAAAGACTCTTGTTGGAATCAATCAAAGCCTGGGCCCATGAAGGAACTTCGTCCTTTTTCTCATCCTTCTTTTCGTCTTTCTTTTCTTCCGTATTCACGATTGGTTTTCCGTCTTTCAGTCCATGCTTTTTCTCGTAGTTGGAAACAGCGGAAGTCTGCGCTTGTCCTGCACGGAAATCACCATAGTTTTGCATCACGTCCTGAAATGAGATACCCTCAACGATGGAGGTCACCTTTGTCTCGTCCGTTACACCCTCAGCCTTCTTTGTGGCGATGCGGGTCAGTGTGGCAGTGTCCACCCCAGAATACTTTTGTTGCAGTCCTGCCAAAATTTGTTCAAAGATTGTCATACCGTATGAGTTTGATTAATAATTTCATACGGTAAATTTACAGATAGAGAAGGGGAGGGGGAAATTTTAAGGATAACGATACGAAACAATTAGGGAAATGTTCGTTTTTAGGCAAAAAGAAAGCGTGACTACTGTAGTAATCACGCTGAAAGAATATTAATCTTGAATCGTTTTACATCGCACACTCATGTTCCAGCTCGTTGGTAATGGCCTTATTGATAAAATCATTGATGGTCATACCTGTATTTGCGGCAAATGCGGCAACACGGGCATGAAGCTCAGAAGGCATGCGCAAATTAAGTTTCCCGCTGAATGGCTTCACCGGTTCGACTCCATCCGCTTTGCACCCTTCGAGATAGCTGTCAATCCCTTCTTCAAAATCCTTTCGGAGCTCGTCGATGGTGGTTCCTTCATAAAGAATCAAGACCTTGTTGCCCATTCCTTGTACCTTACCGCAAAGACAATTATCTTCTTTGCTGTATTCCACAGAACCCTTGTAACCTTTATATTCCAAATAATCCATAACTCTTTATATTAAACCGTTATTCTTCAAATGTTGGTAAATCGCTTTCATCATCCACGCTTTCATTATGCTTCCTGGGTGTGGACGATGTATATCTATGTACTGCCCAGTTTCTTCGTTCTTGAAACGAATGCGGGAACCGGAAGTTGCTCCTTTGTTGTGCTTGGTGTAACCGAAGTAGCCAAGTAAAGAAAGGGTCTCTTCAAAGGTGAAGTCCTTTGGCAGCTTCTTGAACCGTTCTATCAATTTCTCTTTCGAACCCATTGTGTTTTCGTTTTATGCAAAGGTACTAAATTTGGTACTAAAAACAAAGCCTTTTGCACAAAAAATAGCGATACCATAAAGATACCGCTATTTGAATGTTCTATATTTAAGATTTTGAATAAGTGTATTTTGTATTAACCCCGTAATTTTTCTGCCAACAATGTTCTGTTTTTAATCTTTTGCTCCATTGCTCTTTAACGTAGAAAGCTGTTTCTGCTTCTCGATGTCGTTCTTTCGCTTTTCAGCTTGATCCTCCTTGATGGCTTCAATCTCGTCCAGAACAGAATCCACGTTCCCGACAAAGGTAATGGCCCGCTGCTGCGACCAAATCTCCCCGTCTTTGGCCTTGATGGCAGTGTCTATCTTGTCTTTGATGTCCTCCAGTCGGTAGGGCTGCATCTGTACGTCCACGTCGATGGTTTCGGAAGCTGCTTCAAGAGTCGTGTTCACGGAACCTAAAGCGGAAACAAGGAAATTCACCCGTCGCTGCATGAACTCGCCGACCGTTTCATTCAAATTCTCCACGTTCAGGTGGGTTGACATGAATACATAATCAAATGCCACTCCTGATACCGCACTTCCAGTACCCTTCAATGAATCGAAGGAGATACGAGGTGTATTTGTTAGGCTGTATATCTGGCTGAATAGGGTCTCCGCTTCGTACTTCACCGTTTCGCTCGCTTGGTTCCAAGTGAGATATTGGGCATTCGCTCCCTGCCCGGTAAGCTGGACCACCCGGTTCTTGAACTCACCGGAGAAATTCTGTACGTCGCCAAACAGCATGAGGATAGGGAAGAAGTGGTAGTCGATACAGTCCGCATAATTGGAAAGGAGTTTCTCCAGTCTTACGCGAAGACTCTTGATTTTCTCGCAGTACGCTTCAGGACGGTACATGTAAATCACAGGCATCTTCTTAAACCCGTGTGCGAACGAACCTTTGTCGGTCCAGTTACTTGTCAGCTCCCACTGATAAACCATATCTTTGGTGATGGTCATAAAGCAGGTAATCTCTACGTCGTCCAGGTCTTTCTTCTTGTACTCACGAGAAAGGGCTACCAAATCACCGTTGTCATTAAAGAAAGGGTATAGTTTGTCACCCCGGAACGGAGACCAGATGGCACTCTTCAGACGGTATTCGGGTTTGGACTTTCCGAAAATCTCTGAAATCTTGCGCTTGAGCTTGGCCCAGAAACCGTCATCTTTCACCACATACCAGTATTCAGCTACTTCTTGCTCGGCCAGCCATGCCCGAACTAGCTTTTTGTTTTGATACTTCAATTTGTTCTTCTTGAATACCTGCTTCAAAGCGGAAAGAAGGCTTTCTTCCGACTGGTCCGGCTGGCAGTCAAGAACAGGCTCTGTACCTACAGTGAAAGCGGTCTGAAGATTCACGATGTCCTGCTCGATGGGCAGGGCGATGCGGTTCGGCTCGACTTCTTTCTTCACAGCTGGTTCGACGTACTCTTTGCCGGTACTCGGGTCGGTTATCCTCTCTTCCGGCTTGGTAGTGATTTTGATTTTAGGATATTTCTCCTCATCAATCACTATCTCGTGTTTGTTCGGGTTCCAGTCATTATACAAGGCATGAGCGTTAGGGAGTTCCGTCTTCCGCCCCTTCTTCAGATAATAGATTTTTCTCTCAATCTCCGGTATAGCTAAAATTTCTTCTATTGTTCTCATATACTAAATCATTTTTCCAGTTTTAAAAGATAATCCATCTGTGTCCAGCCGCCATGTGCTTCAATACTGATTATTCTCTTTTCAAGTATCTCCTTTGATATTACATCCTTCAAAATCCCATGTCGGTATTCGTATCGTTCATAGTCCAACCAACTAACATCGGGATTATAAATCTCGAACTTACCCCATTCTCCTTTTCTTTCAATAAGGACCAAATTTATAAATTCGCCAACCGTATGAGGTTTATTCAGTTTTACATCGTAATTAGCTGAACAATCACCAAATACTTCTGATGTCTGTATGTATTTTATCATATACTATATTTTAATGTCCAAATACTCCTGAAATATCTTTAGGTTTCATAATCTTGCCAAGAAGTTCTCCCAAGACATAGTAACGGGCAGCGTCAATCCCGTGGTTATCGTGGTCTTCCGGCTCGTTGATGTAGTTTCCATCCTTATCCTTTGCCCAGACATAATTCCTGAACTCACGTTGAAGATTGTAGGAACGTCTTGTGATAAAAATTTCCATTCCCTGCATCTTGTCTATTCCGGCATTGACAGAACCTTGTCCCTTTTCAACTGGGTAAATCTTGATTCCACCATTACTGATTTCCTGTATCAGCCTCGGATCTGCGCTGTCTGCAATCACCTTCAGATTCCACGGACGCAAGGTCCTTATGATGTCGCCAGAAAGCAGCCCCGTCCGGTAGTCCACTTCGTCCAGGTAGAGGGCGTTGTCGATGATGCCGCACCGGATGGAAGCCGACGGATCGTTGGTGTAACCAAAGTCCTGCCCGATGGCCACTTTCTTACACCACATTGGGAACTCGTCCACGATACCCCACTTCTTGAACACGGCGCCCTCGGCTACGTCAGCCCAGCGACCTATCACCGTGTGGGCGTACTTTTCGGGGTTGTCCTCTTTCATCTGTCGTACCTCTTTCAGGAACTCGTCTGAAAGATGGTCGAGGTTGTCAAAGTAAGTAGTATGGATGTGCAGCACGTTGGGATGTGTGGAAATCTGTACAGGAACACCGTCAATCTCCACCAGCTTGTGCGTGTTCTCGATGTACTTCTTGTAGATGAAGTGGTTGCTGTCCGTCGGGTTCATTATGATAATGATGCGGTTCTGAATACCCTTTTGGCGGATGGAGAGCATGATTTTGTCGAAGTCCTGCTCGTTCGTCCATTCCTCCGCTTCGTCACAGACAAAGGTCGTGATGCCGTGGATAGACTTTAATTTTGCTGTTTGATTACCTGAAGAAGTTTTGATACCTCGGAACATGATACGCCCACCGCTCCGGCGGTTGATGATGTCCGTCTTTGTGGCTCGGAAGTATTTCCCGGTACCGTCCATATCTATCTTCTCCATCATTTCGGGGATGATACTCATGTGGGCGGAAACCATCGTGTAACGGGAGTAAAGGATGGTGTGGGCAAACGACCTGTCCAATGATTTCTCAAAGGTCAGCCGCTCGATGAAGGCGGAAGCATTGAATGACTTTCCGCTGCCACGTCCTCCAGTGATAAGTATGATGAATTTCTCCTTATCCGTGTAGAGTGGGGTGTATATAGCCTGGGGTTTAATCATTGGTGTTGTCGTTTATCCATTTCTCGATGTCAATACTTCCATTGGAGGACACATCTTCATCGTCCTCTTGCTTCTTCTCAACCTTGCGCCATTCCTCATCATGGTGGTACAGCCAAGTGGAGAGAGCCTGCATATTGGGCGGAAGTTCGGTTTCTCCCTCGGTGGTCTGTATCTCTTCATCTTCGGTATAAACTCCGTCTATTTTCAGCTTCCGGGTGGTTACGGTCTTGTTCTTGATTTTCTTGCCACCCAAAGCCGCTTTGAGATACGCGCCACGCACAATGGAGTTGATTTTACGGCGACCGCGCGCTAAGACCTTAGATAATCGAGCAGACCTGCGTTCGTTTTCCTCATCCGACCACGCTTCATAGTTCCCGTTCTTCATGCAATAAAACACTTCGGGAGACAGCGAAACGCCGAACTTGTCATCCAGCGCATCCGCTATCTCCGCATCGGTCAATCCCTGCATGGAGAGCGCAAGGATTTCATCGTAGAAATCATCACTATCGTAGTCAAACTTCTTGGGTCTTGCCATAAATTATACTTTTACAATCTCAAACTCATTAGCATACTCTTTACCAATCCATTCAGCCATTTGCTTTTCTGTTGCTGTTTCATAAATTCGTCCACGTTTTGATAGATGTCTATTTAAGAATCGTTCTCGGCTTCCAAATTTTCCATACTTTTCACTATTTGATAAACCTTTTGCTTTACAGAAAAACAATCCTGTTTCTTTATGTTTGAATTTTATTGCCATTTACTCAATTCGTTCTATTTGTTCGTCGAACACTTCACCTTTGATAAACTTCTGGTAAGGGTCATACCCGAACCGCTCACAGAAAGCTGCCTTAGCTTCCCAGGTATCAAAGGACAGCATCAGGTAAGCATCCATGTTGGCGGCTGTTTCCTGCGCCTGTTCCTTAACCTGCTGTTTCACGTCTTTCATGTGGGCGACCTTTTCGGCACGCTCCAACTGACGGGCTGCTTTCTCGGCTTCTTTCTGCTCGGTGACTGGCTGCATCATTTCTTCCAATGCCCCAGCCAAAGAGTTTTCTTCTTCGGTCTGTAAAAGGAAGTCGCAGCCAATCATGTTTAAATCGGCAGCAGTCAGACCGGCATCCTGATAGTCAATATCCTGAACCAACCGGGCTAAAGCGTCATAGTCCCATGAACCCTGTGCGTTTGGATTGTTCATCAGGATATTCAACTCTTTCTCCTGCTTCTCATCCACGTCAATTACATCAACACGGAGTCTGTAATCGTTTTCCGGGAACTTCTGAAGTTCATCCATAACCGTCAGGCGCTGGTGGCCGGACACGACAGTAAGTCCGGTCCGTTTGTTGACCACGATTCCACCGACAAGTCCGAACTTCTTGATGCCACGTTTCAAGGTTTTACGGGATTCATCGGAAAGTTTCCGAGGATTATAATCCGCAAAGCGAATGGCGGAACGGTCAAGTTCCACTGATTCACTCTTTATGTATTTGCTCAGTTCCATACCTATTGCTTTTGTTTATGCTCCCAAAGGATTCTCTCAGCCATCGGGAACACCTTGTAAATTCTCTGTAAATCCTGGGGGTAGTTCTTCTCCAGCCATAACATGCAATCCAAGTTGAAACCTACACCCGAACTGGCCTTCAGCGAATATCTGACCGGCTCTGGCAGACCGTTCTGCTTCATGTAAGATAAGATGTCTTTCTGCGTCCAGTCGGCCAAAGGGTAGCACATGCCGTTGTTCTCGTACCCGTTGGCTTCATAGCCTCTCAGCATCAGACGGCGGTTCATGCCGTCTGCCTTTTTCATCCCCAAGAATGTATAGTAAAGCCCGTATCTGATCTGCATGGCCTTTACCACATCTGCCAGTTTCAGAAGTTTCACTTTGGGATTGGGTACGCAATATAGCCCACCGCGAAGAATGTAGGTAAGGTTCCAGTGTGGCACCTGAACAAACTCTATCTTCGGATATTTGGCTTTTACCCAGCCGATCCAACGTTCAATATGTTCAAGTCCTTGTACAAAGTACATGAATACACAGACAATCCGGTCAAACTTGGGGTATATCATGTCAAGTAAAACTAGAGAATCTTTACCCAAAGACAAAAACAGCAAAGCCGCATCCGTTTTCTCACGAATGCGGTCAATGCTGCCGTATGTCCTTTCTTGTAGCGTCATATCAGCCACCGGACATACCCAGTCCTACACGGACGTTGTAATACTGCTGACGGCGGTTGATGAAACGGCCGTTCTGCGACAAACCACCTGTTTCGGTAGTCAAACCTCTACGGCCACCTCGGTAGCCTCCAGTGGAATAGGTGCTTCTGTTTACTCTGACTCAGCTTAAAATTTAAAAGTTAGACATTTGTTTCGATCACTCTGCCAAGGCCATAAACAACCTGTGCGGCCAGGTATGTTTCACCTTGGTATCTGTATTCTATCAAATTGTGGTTCTCGTCCTCAAACAACTCGATCTTTGCGCCTTTGACTTCGACCAGTGCGCTGGCCCTGTCTTTATTGTAGCCTACGAAGAACCGGATTGCATCATAGTGTTTAGGCTGCAGTTCACCGTCTTTCTCGACACAATAACCATCAGCGTCAAGCTGGCAGTATTTCTTCTGTGTGTTGGGTCTGATTTCTCTGAATTCTTGTTTCTTCTTGCCCGATAAGATCTCGTCAAAGAACTTCTGTTTGATGATAAGAGTTAGTATTTCCATAATCGTGTAAGTTTTAAAATTAGTTGCGGAAACAGGACTCGAACCTGTGACCCCCACCAAGTCAAAGTGGTAAGCTAACCATCTGCTCCATTCCGCGATAGTACCTTTATCACAAAGATACCTAATTATGAAGACAATTTTAAACAACAATTCAACACATACGAAACAATATGCTAATTGTTTGCTAATAAATCCGGGGCGTGCCCATTGATGATACTTTCAACTATCACTTTTGCTTGTTCTATACCATCTTTATAGCCTTTGGCATAGTCCGTCCTTGTAGAAAGGTAGCTTGTATCGTTATGTAGCCACTCGATTATTTCTTGTAGGATTTCTTTTTCTTTCATAGCCATCTTAAATTAGAGTAATACACACCATTAATTTTGGTATAATCGCCATACAATCTAACTTCACCCCTGTACATGAGGGCGAATTTTGAATACCCGATGAACGAATTGATAAGTCGATAAACTTCTTGAGTGCCATATCCGTATTTCTTAATAGCAGGATAAACCATTGTTCTGAAAGCGATTTCGCTGTCTGTCATGTCAGCGACAGGATACACATTCAAAACGCCATTGTGAGCGAAATAAACGTCATTCTCGACGAACGGGTGGCAGTTGGCCCTACATATAGACCCATGCGTGGCCAGTCTGAAATGAAGAATGCAATCTTCGTCATCACCCACCTCTGACAGGTGGTGTAAGAATGTCCGATAATCCAAACCCTTATGAAAATGATTGGTTGACACAACCCCGTAACCGTTGTGGTTTAGTTTCTTGATTTTGGCAAGAGTGTCCAAACTTGGCATCTGGACACCTTTTGGCTTATAGATAATGCAACACATAATTAATTGATTTTAATCGTGCGAGGCTCATGCAAGAACCTCAGCACGTGATTTGAAGAATGATTTTTCTTTCGTTGTCAAGAAAGGTATCTCGTCGATTGAAGTTACTTCTGAACTCAGTACGTTCTTCTTGGACCAGGCCACCAACTTGGCACAGAAGTTTACCCAGTTAGAAATTTTTTCGAAGTCTGTAGAACCTTGATGCTGTCTGAACTCAATTGTTTGATGGCGAGAATAAGAGCAGGCGTTCACCTTGAAATATCTGTCACCTCTCATAATGCTTAAAACATCATGCTTTGTCATACACTGGTCAAAGTTCAATCCTTGCAGTGTTCTGCACCACTGGCTGTTATTGGCTCGTCTTGACCTTGCCATAAACGTATCAATCGCTCTCTCTAATTTCTGATAGTTCTTGAATACATTTACATAGGCTTCGTCAGAAATATTTGCAGCACCTATATGAACGTGTAGGCCAGTAGATATATTCACTTGTGCACCTGCTTCATTTAAAGCCTTACAGCAGTTCTCGAGGCTTTTCATACCTGCCTTACCAGTGAGAACCGGTGACACACATTCGATAGGATTTTCGCCTCTGATAGATGAATCAGAAACGAACTTATAATAGTGGTTGTTGTCTGTATGATTGTAACCTTCATAGCGAAATGGCATTGCGTTTCTCGTAGCGCTTTCTCTCATAAGGCTGGCAGCTACCAGACATTCAATCTCAACGCCAAAGGTAAACTTGTGTACCTCTCTGACTTGTTTAGGCAGTTCTGAAAGCAGAAGTTCAATCTCATACTTTCTCAAACCTAACTTGATGAAAGCCTCTTTCTTTGCAGCCTTAGAACCTTTCATGTTTTTGATCTCTTGGATTTCTTCGTTCAATGTCTTCATAATCGTGCGTTTAAAATTGATAATCGTGTGTATTTGCAGGGCTTTCGCACTGCTGTTATTTACTTGTGTGAATCTCTGAAATCAAGTTCTACAATCTTGTGATACTTGTTTATGTCATACAGACCAGTATCACAACCCATTGCTGATGCAAGTCTTACCGCTTCTTCTAAAGCTATCATCACATCTGCACTTGCATCAATGGCTTCATTCTTTGCTTTGTTATATTCTCTATTATTTACTGCTGCATACTGAACCCTTTCAGCTTCTTGCACTCTTTTAAGAGCTTCATTGATAACTCTGATTTGAGCCTTAATCTCTTTGATGTAAACATTGCCTGTTGCCTTCATAATCGTATGTATTTAAATTGTTATTACTTTTTGTTCGATGGTGCAAAGTTAAAGTAAACTTTATTACTTGCAATATCTTTGATTAAGTTTTATTTATCTGTTAACATCATTTAATAAATCAAACTTTATCAAATAGTATTTTATTGATAAAGTTTACATATATTTGCGGAGCAATCATATTAAAGAGAACTTTATGAATTTACAACTGAAAGAAATCATGTCAGCAAGAAACGTAACATCCGCTTTGCTTGCTGAAAGGGTCGGCATCTCAAAGGTAGCTGTCAGCAACATCGTAACTGGTAAATCATTCCCATCACTTGACACATTAATGAAGATGGCAGACGTGTTGAACGTGACCATATCGGAACTGATTGGAGAAACTGAGTTTACTGGATCTGGATACATTATTTGTCCCCATTGTGGAAAGAAAATAAAGATAGAGAAAGGAGAATGAACAATAACTTACTTGAAAAGGCGCTTGTTATTGCGACCAAAGCGCATGAAGGACAGAAGGACAAGGCTGGAAGTCCTTACATTTTACACCCGATACGGGTGTCAAACCGATGCCTCACTGATGAAGAGAAAATTGTGGCACTGCTCCACGACGTCATCGAAGATACCAACGTCTCCGCGTCCGATCTGCTTGCATCAGGTTTTCCTCGCAATATTGTGGAGGCCGTATTATCTGTGACCCGCAACGAAGGTGAAAGCTATGAGGATTTTGTCATACGCTCCAAACAAAACCCGATAGGCCGCCAGGTCAAGTTACACGACCTGGAAGACAATATGGACATTACCAGATTTAATCAACTTACAGAAAAGGACTTGGTGCGGTTGAATAAATACCTCAAGGCATACCGGTCTTTGATTGAATAAAATACCCCGAACCTTTCGGAACGGGGTCACTTGATCAGTCCTTTGACTTTCAGCCTTTCAACGATTTGGCTGTAAAGATACTCTATATCCTGCCGGAAATCCTTATACTGCTGGTAGATAAATGAAACATCGGCGATATTGTTCGATATTACACAAGGGGACACATCCGGAAACACACCGGAAATCTCGGCCCGGATTCCGTTCGGCAACCGACCGCCGGCCAGCACGCTGGGGGCGAACAGGAACAGAACGATGAAGAGAAACTTCTTCCGCTGGGTGACGCTTTCAGGATTGGGCGGGCAAGCCATCCCGGCCAATAATTCTTTGAACCAGGAATAAAGCTCAGGAATGAGTGAAAAGTCGGTTAGGATAGGGGAGGAAAGCTCATTCTCTCTCTCAGATAATCTTGATTTCAGTTCACGTATGGATTTCAACTCCACGATTGATGAAAATTCTTTTGTCATAGAACGATTATTATGATTGAAATTCTTATATTTGCATCATAATCGTGTGTGGGAGTTGGCTTCTAATCGTGTGGGCTGGCTCCCTTTTTTATATTCTTATGTCAACTGCGTTTCATTATCTGCTGCCATAGCCTCACATATCTTCTCTATATACTCGGCATTTTCTTCGTTCAGCCATTCCTTGGCCACATTCCACGCAATACTTTTACTTGGTTTGAAGTTATCAAGTCGAATGCTATGGTGTGATAATCTGCCTTCTGTAGGCTTCAGTCCAGCATCATGTAATTCACATAAACCGTCTTTGTAGAACGTGCACCATTCGCCTTCTTGTTTGGCCTGTATCATGGGTATAGGCATGTCAGTAACTCCCATAATAAGACCTACATACCATTCTGTTGGTGCCAGTCTGTCTTTATATCCGGCTTCGATAAGCTTCAATATATCTTGCGGAGTACCCAAACAAGGAGTGTGACATTGCTGCTTGCAATGCTGACATTTGCACTGCACCGGTCTGCGGCCAGTCTTCCTGATTATACGCTGCAACTGCGTTTCGTTTATAAGTAGGCTCATTTTGTTTCTCCTTTCAGGTATTCAGTATTAAAGTACCCATTTGATATTAACCAGGCAATCATACTTATAATATTCTCATAGATATCGGAATTGTCGTACACCCTTGCGAATTCACGTAGGCCAGCATCCCAATATGAAACGACTGGAGGCATGATTTGTATATGTATCACCTTCCTGAAAAAAGAGGCATCATTTCCAACAATCGGCTAAGGCTCCATGCAGGAATTATATCACGATTCATACGTGCAGCAAACCAATGTTCTGGATCAATATCTCGCGTTAATGAATGAAGATAGTAATTTCCAGCTTCAGGCAACATACATTTTTCAAGATACATATCTGCCGTTTCCGGCTTCAATCCCAGCGCAAGCAGTTGCTCCGACTGCTCGCGGGTAGTTGCTATTTGTGAGTTGAAGTTCATTTTGTTTCCTCCATCTTAAAATCCCAAAAACCAAGTTTTCCCTTTACATTCTTAATCGGCTTTTCAAAGAGAACAGCATCCTTCAGTACCCAGTTCCAGCAACCTTTCTCAGACCATATTGACGGATGGTTCTGTACGCAATCGGAAATTACTACGCTGCCGATGATAGCTCCTTTGGGGAATCCGTCATAAGTACAGTTAAATATCAAAGATTGTGATGATTTTCTGATTGTATAATATTGTGACAAACTGTAGTTAAACACCGGCTTACTCGATGAAGCATGTATCAGAACCCTTTGTCCGATGTACTTCTGAGGGCACTTCCATGTTCGGTTCTCGATGTCTTTGATACCGTGAGCGATTAGGCTCGCCCACGGCTGTCTGATGGATATGGCTTTCATAAATTGTGTTTTTAATGAAGGGACATATCCGAATGAAAAGAGTAAAGTGTCAAATTCTAAACTTATCATTACAAGTATTGGATATGCCCCTTTTTGTTCTTACTTTTGTTCTGTCAAATTCTAAAACTTAATTATTATGACTAAATTTATTGAGATTAAAGACTTAAACGGGGATGTTATATCCTTAAACGTGGATTATATTTTTGAAGTTGATGCCAAGATTCTGCGTAAGAATGTCTCAGGAACAACTATTAAAATAGCAGTACAGGGATTTAACAATTTCGCCTATCAGTATGTGGAAACAGCTATGCCATATGAAGATGTTATGGCGTTGATTCGTTACTGATCCAAGAATACACATCCTTGTAGTATGATGCACAACAATGTTTGATGCACCACAATCTTAAAGGTCTTTTCCATACCGGAGCCTGCATGAGCCATTGGTAAGCTTCTTCAGCTTGCCTTTGTCCGTAGGCTCCGATGTATTTCCAAACCAACATTTTGTAGATTTTCATATTACTTTCCTCCTTATTTTGCTCTTAAAATAGCTCTTAATTTGTTCTTAAATAGCTCTTAATCTTCTTCAAGGTTTTTCAATGTATTGGACAAACCAATGTTCAGAATGGCCGTACATGTTGCTATCAATACCAGCTCAAGCACACTAAACCCAGAAGACAGCCCTATCACAACCAATGTCATTCCGGAACCGTAGGCTATCACACTAAATATTTGGTTGATGATGTTCAGTATCTTTTTCATGTGTCAATCCTCCGTATCTGGTATTAAGTCATCCATATAGGCCCATCTTTTAAACACTGATTTCGCTTGCTCCTTTGGGATAGAAATAGGTTTAGTAAACATTGCGAATTTCCATTCTTCATTATATTGAACTATGTATGGCCGCTTCCCGTCTTGAGCTTCATCCATTGTATGCCAAACGCTGTTGATTCGCCATTTTGCTCCTTCCATAAAGTCAACCATGCAAACCTGCTCGTTACCTGTTCTCCAAAGTGGGCGACAAGCTTCATTGGCATATTCGGTTGCTGCCTTTTCAATATCCTCCTTTTTCATACCTATTCCTCCTTTAATGCTTTAACATATCTTTCCAGCAGATCCTTCAACTTACGGATAGTATCGGTTGGAAAGTGAATGATAGTCCATCCTCTATTATACCCATCCGAAAATCCATAATACCATACGGTCATCATGTCATCTTCAATTTCGATAAAGTCTAACCTTCCGCTTTCATCACCGAAGTTAAAAACCATATCATCTTCGTCAATATCCAAAATATCACATATTTCATCAACATCTATGCGAACATCATCCATGTAGTCATTACCCGGCATAGTTGCCAGCGTGCAGTAAATCTCACCGTAGAGCCTGAACCGCTCCAGCATGTCTTCTTTTGTAGTATTCAGTTCCATATCATTTATACTCCAATTTATCAGTAGTTCCTAATAGGTGCTCGTTGCCTTGGTAGGGGATGCACTGATTCCATCGAATTCCTCCAATAACTATAAACTCATCATTTTTAGTCCAGAAAAAAGCAGGTACCCATTTTTTATTGTCTTCATCCCTTACCAGCACCTTATCAAACGGTTTAAACTCGCAATCTTTTCCAATGTTTGAAGAATTGGAATAATTTGGAAAGAATCGTTTTAGATATTCTTTAGCTTTTGGCTTATCGCATTCCTTCAACGCTCTAATAAACTCCTCTACCTGCTCCTCATTTGCCTTATGATAATAATTGATATTGTCGCCTGCAGCCCCATACAAATCATCCTCATCACATATTCTTTGAACCTTACCATTCCTTACACTTGCATAGAAAGAAGTTTTACAACTACCATTTGTTGACAAGAGGAACAAGAAATCTCCTGTCTGATTAGACAGCACATCACCATCCTTAAACGTCATATATTCGGGGATTTCTAGCATGAGTTTACGGCTTGGATTCTGTACACAATAACCACTATCATTGAAAGTAAGGGCTATTTCTTTGTAATTATCATCTTTTCTTAATCCAATAATTCTACCTTTATCATCAAGCATATCAAAACAGACAATTCTTACTACATTACCGTTGTCTGTCACAATTCTACCATCTACTTCGCCATTTGCAATCTTCTTGGCTAACTCTACCTCAAAAGGCACTTTTACTAATTTCTGTTCCATATCAAATAATTTTTAATCGTTCTCTTCTATACCAATCCGCATACTCTTTTGTCTGCTTCTCTTTGGTGACATATATGACGGTTGTTCCGGTTATCCGCAAGGGGTATAATTGTTTTTCGTATTCTTTCTGTCGTTCAATGAACTCAGAAAGGCTATTGCCGTTCTTGGTTGTATCTGCCTTGCGCTCCTTGGTTGGAGGCATGATGTTCTTGTTTGCCATTATTCTACTTCTACTGCTTCTCCATTAATCAACTGATAAAAAGTGTCAGTCTTTATCTTCTCTCCATCTACCTTGAAAGCTTTCACTTCGAAAATCGGATAAGTTTCACCATTCCAGTCACCTCTCTCAGTAAGAACTATCCAACATCCCAACGCTCCTTTAGCCTTGCTGTCTTTACCGGTAACTATGGCAACAGAGTCTTTTCCTTCTACTATAGATACTGAACGGTCGCCCGTGTTGGTGGCGGCTGAATGGTCGCCCGTGTTGGTGGCGGCTGAACGGTCGCCCGTGTTGGTGGCGGCTGAACGGTCGCCCGTGTTGGTGGCGGCTGAATAGTAGCCCGTGTTGGTGGCGGCTGAATGGTAGCCCGTGTTGGTGGCGGCTGAACGGTCGCCCGTGTTGGTGGCGGCTGAATAGTAGCCCGTGTTGGTGGCGGCTGAATGGTAGCCCGTGTTGGTGGCGGCTGAATAGTAGCCCGTGTTGGTGGCGGCTGAATGGTCGCCCGTGTTGGTGGCGGCTGAATGGTCGCCCGTGTTGGATTCTTTGTTATCCTTCCAATTTACTTTGTCAAGTATGAATTTTACTCCAGCTTCAATTATTCCTTTCAACCCTATTTCAGCTGATATGTGAAGCTTTGAAACAGCCACCTTGGAATCGTCCTCATCTTGATCTACCTTACCGCTTCCTTCAACAGCGCAGTATCTGCTTTCCGACGGGCTGTAATATCCAAAAACATCAAACGGGTTTTCGCAAAAGTGAAATCCTTGCTTGCAACATTTCACTTTTCCTTCATGCTCATAGGTTTTTCCGACTTCGTATTGGAAGCCTATGCATTTCAGATTTTTGTCAAATCCCTTAAATCCAAAGATTGTTTTTTCTGTTGTTTCCATATAATTTTTTATTAATCAAATTCCACCTTCACCATCCTGTCGATATTCATCGCCAGTATCTTCACACCCAGCCGGATCATGTCCGTGTTAGGCAGACGGTATTTCCCGGCGATGTCTATACAAGCTTTCCTGATTTGCATCAGGTACTCGTTCTCTATCGCCACATAAGGGTTCATCGTCGCCTGCTGGATAACCTTCGAGGATGCCCGCTCAAACCGCCGCACAAAGTCTATCAGGATTACGCACATGTACAGGTTTAGAAGTAAAGTATAGTCTGTCAGGTCGGGCCACTGCTTCCTCATTTCGTAATGAACTGACTGCTGCAGCTTCTCGATGTGGCTGTATGCTTCGTCGAAGAAGAAATCCACCTTGTCTTTTAATTCTTCTTCTATCTCGTTCCCTGTAAGTCCAATTGTTTCACGCTCATATTCTTTCATCTCCTGTTTGAGAGTTCTGGTTTGCTCTTTATAATTCAGCCTTTTCTGAGCGCATATCTGACAAGCTACATCTGCGTATTCGAATGCAGCCCGACTGGTAACGATTGGGATATATACCAGCTTCAGCGTGGTTTCCATGGGAACATTGTATTCTATCAAATCTGCTGCTGAAATACTTGTTCCGATACCTGCTTGTACAAGGGTACGGATTTGCGATATTGTTCTCATAAAAAATACTCCCTACATTTGAATCCTTTTCTCGGCTCAAAATCATAAAAGTCACAAGTTCGATAAATCTCTTTTCTGTCGGCCCATCTGGCCATGTCAATCTGCCATTGCGGAATTATCTGTGTCTTATCGGTAAGTGAACGATAAGGCTGTGCGTGCGGAAGAACTTTCTTGTTCTTTTTCCAGTAGTTTATGCGATGATAACTTTCTTTTAGTTCCATCAGGATGCAGTAAAGAAAGAATTCTCCTTTGTAACCATAAGACCGAATCAGATCTATGGCTTGTTCGCACTCGGCTATCTGACCGTGAGTATCGCATCCAAATCGTATTCTGTTTATCCATTTTACCTTAGAAAGAAGCTTGGCTATATCATCTGTTACGAGACGAGCGTCGAGCGCCTGATTGAAATCCACATGATAGCCTTTAGCGACTATCTTCTCAATCTGTTGCAATCCGTAATCGCAGGCCAATACATTGTTGTCCATCAGTACCAATCTGTCCCGACCGTCCACGGCAATATCGTCCACATCCATATAAGGCCGTATATTCCCTTCCTTCTGAGGCACCACACACCACTTGCACCGGTTAGGGCATCCACGGGTAAGGAATCCGTAGGCTGTCCGCCTGTCGATAGCAGGGTATAGGCTGTAGTCCGGCGTGCATCGGTCTATTTCTTCAGGCAGTATCTTGTAAATGTCGATGCCTGTTCCGCCGTACTCAACATCATCGGCATGGATGAAATAGCCATAGTCAGGCGTAAACGTGAAAATCTTGGCCGCATATACTTTTTCGTAGTGATCCAGTGGATTGTACCACTCCACGTCGTCGCCTGCTCCCTTGTGATATGCACAGATTTTCATCAGTGCCAGATTCGGGAAATTACTATCTATGGCAAGTAAACCTATCTTCATGGTTTCGGTTTATCGAAGTCCAACATGTAATACTGACACCACTCTTTTTCTTCTCTCTCGAAAAGCACAAGTGCCTGAACTCTGTCCTGGGATATTTTCTGGACTATGCCTTTTCGGCCTTTGTGGTCAACTACATGTGTACCAGATGTACACTGGGTTTTGAATACGTTTACTTTCATTGTTGTTTAATTTTTACTCATTTCTTAAGTCGTATCTTCAAAAATCCTCTTCGTTCGCATTCTCTGAGCATTTCCATGTCTTCTTCGCGAATGTCGCAGGGTGTTTCATGGTTTACACTCATGTAGGAGGAAATACCAAACTTTTCCCGGATGCTTTCGTAGCAATCCTTTTGACGGCCTTTTGCCGTCCAGCAGACGGTGAGTTTCATCTTCGCAGGCTATTTCCTTCAAACTTGACTCGGCGGGTGATGGCAACCAGCCTGTCCATCGTGCGTTCGCCGTATTTTTGTGAGATTTCGTCGAGGGAAAGGTTGGTAGTCAGCATGAGCAGCTTACCGCGCTTCTCGGCTTCGTCTACAATCTCGCAGAAGGCAAGGCGGCGTTCGCCGTACTTGACGGCCATGCTCTCTGTGCCCACGTCGTCGATGTAGAGGATGTGCTTCTGTTTCACGGTGTCAAGGTCTGCGTTCATCTGCTGGGCGTCGTAGCAGGAGACTATCTTGCGGCAGTAGTGGTTTAGGAGCAGGGGGATAATTTTCCAGCAGATGAGCGACTTGCCGCGCCCGCAGTTTCCGTGACATAATAGCCCCCTTCCACGGTTGTCGGTGAGCCACTGGACTATCTGATCGTATTCGGTGAGCCACTGGGCTTTTCCGCCGGTGAAGTAGTTTAGTCCGCGCCAAAGTACATCCTTGGCGTCTGGGACGGTGATATGCACCTGGTTTGGCATGGGGTTGAAGCCCACTTCGCGCAGGCTGTCGAGGGTAGTCTTGAAATCTATTGCTTCCATCGTTCTTCCCATTTTCGTTCTTCAGGAGTGTTATATTTCTCGGTTGAGTTGTCAGTGAGTATCATACCGGTTTCTATCTTTGAAGGCATTCGTTCGCGGGATGCCCATGTGGCCAACCGTTTGGGTAGTTCCCAAGTTTTTTCCAGCTCGTACCGCATACGGGTGCCTGACTTGTTCATTTCGCTCCAGTAGTTGAAGAAAGCACGTATCATTTCTTTGGAATAGCTGCTCAAGTAGGGTACCAACGATTGGTAGAAAGCTTCTTTCCGAGAGAGAGTAGCGGCTGTGGCCGCGTCCTTCTTTGCTACTGCGAAAGCAGTAGTTTCTTCTACTTTCTTCTCTTTCTTTTCTTTCTTTATTTTGTTTCCTTGCTGTTTCCAAGGTGTTTCCAAAGTGTTTCCTTCCTGTTTCCTTGGCGTTTCCTCTTGCGATAACTGGGCGTTGTATTTATCATAGTTACAGATGGTTATAACGGTTTGCCCTGTCTCCTTTGGTGTTTCCTTCGTTATCATTCCGTCTTGTATTAGCAGTTCCAAAAAGGCTCCTACCTTCTTTGTGGACCACTGCCAGCGGGATGCAAGGTACCGCAATGAAACAAGCATCTGTCCCCGTTTAACCTCAATCAACCTATTGCCGATAAGTTGCTTCGTGTCTTCAAATCGTGCGCTCTGAAGGATGTCGAGCCACGCTTCAAACCTCGAAAATATGCGCTCTTCGCACCACAAATGGTGCTCAAATAGTCGCCTGCTAATAGGTATGTAGTAATCCATGATAATTTAGAATCTTACGTTAGTCAGTTGCCTTCCTTTGGAATAGACGGCCCATTTCCCGTTGCCGCCGTCCACGAGACGGAGGTCTTTTATTTCTCCGAAGCGTTTGATGTTACCGCAGAGATCAACAACCCACCCGGCTTCCTTATCAGGGTGCGGACGGATGGCGCGGCCCACTATCTGATACCACAGAGCGAGCGACATCGTTGGTCGGGCCATAACGATAGTATCAAGTTCTGGGTAATCAAATCCAGTGGTGAGTACACCGACGTTTGCCACCACAGGAATTTTCCCCGCCTTGAACTGCCGGAGAATCATTTCGCGGGTGGCCTTTGGTGTGTCGCCGCTGACGATGGCTGTACCAGGAATGGATTTGGTGAGTTGTTCGGCTTCTTTCAAGAATCGGGTAAAAACCAGTATCCCCTTGCGCTTGCCACCCACCTTGGGATTTAATAGGCGGCGGACAACGCTTACTAGAAAACCGTAAAAGTCGATGCGTTCGTATTCCTTTATGACAGATTTGTCCGTATAGTCGGCGCCGGTTGTGTTAGATTTTAAGTTGAGTTCATTCCAGCCCACGGGGTTCATTGGATAGTAATTGAGCTTTGAAAGATAACCCATATCTAGAAGTGTAGAAATCTGTACCTGGTAGATGACGTAGGAGAAGACACAAGGTCGGGTGCGGGTGATGAATTTTAGCATCGATCCGAAATCGCGGCTCGAACAGAGGCGGTAAGGTGTCGCCGTTAATCCCAGCACCTTGCAGCGTAACATCGTAAGAAATTCCTTGTACATGCCTTCTTTGGGATTGACAAGGTGACATTCGTCGATGATGATGTTGCGGAAGTGCTGAAAGAGTTCGGGGTGATTCTTTACGCTCCCTATTGTGGCGAAGGTTACCCTAGAAATTTCCTTGCGTCCGAAAGATGCAGAGTAGATGGAACAGTCTAAAACTCTATACGAACATAGCTTCATGTAGTTCTGTTCAAGTATCTCCTTGCTGGGCTGAAATACCAGTGTATGCCCTTCAAGCCGACTGGCAATATCGGCTATTACTAAACTCTTTCCGGCACCAGTGGGTAGTACCTCGATTGCGTTTCGCTTTTTAGTCTTATCACTGAAGAAACGGATGGCGGCATCACTGGCTTGTTGTTGGTAGTCACGTAGCTTATATGTCATAGTCCTTTTTCTTTAGCAAGTTTATCACCCAAAGCCTTGTAATACTTGGTGAGTTCGATTAATTCAAAGTCGGTCCACTTCCGTGTCTGACCGGCTTTCCATGCCAGCTTGTCGAAACGTTGCTGGCCTATTTTAGCCTTCAGGTTTGTTTCATATCGAATCAGATGATCTGCGCTGAAGCGGTTACACGACCTACATTCTGCATGGGCATTATCCTCGTCAAAGCGTGTGGCCATGTGGCGGCGTGAATGGAAGTGTCCACAATCTGCCTGTTCGAATGGCTTTATCTGGCCGCATGAGATACAGCGGAAATACCTGTTCGGCATACAATCACGAAGCCGGATATAGCGGCTGAAAACTTTATCGAGTCTGGCTACTAAATCCGGCTTCTTCTTAATCTTGATACCTACCTTGTCGAAGAGTGGGAGGGGTTTTTCTTTCTTCTTTTTCTTTGAAAAATAATATTTCATATGTAAAATAATTATCTTTGTAAAAAGACACAATATTTAGA